TTTAGGATTAACTGAAAACCCTAAACTTTCCAATTGATTTAACTTTGTTGTTTCCATAACTTTTATTTGGTTGACCTGTACACCATAAGGTTTTAGTTGTGGGAGAGGAATACCCTCATCCCTTATATAACAAACATACGAACTTTCTACGGAAAAGCAAAATGTTTTTACCGTTATTTTTAGGGTAATCGGGTAACGTGTTGATACTCAATGAAATTATTTTTAAGGCATTGTAAATCAACTAGTTGTGCTAACGTGTTGATAATCAATGACATAAAAAAAGCCCCATTTTGAGGGGCTTTATACGTTTGTTAAGTTCGCTGGCAGGCGTCTTATTAACTATCGTATTTTAATCTTTTATAGGTACACAATTAGGTACTTCTCTACCATCCATTATCTTTGTACCAATAGCTTCGTATCCTTCCCAACAAGCACCTTCTAATCCATCCTCAGCCAATGCTGTTAAATCAATACCTTCGTATTTCTTTTCAAAGTTTAATTTAGATTGTACTCTCTTTTGTGAGTCTGAAAACTTTTGTTTAGATAGTTCTCTCCTATCCCATTTTGAATAACATATAGCTGCTGCTTGTGTTTGTTCGTATCCTGCACTTACTTCTTCACTTATGCAACGTGAAACGAATTGTTCCTTTGCTTCACCTGCGTTTGGTTTTACTGGCATAATATTTGGTTTTATCAGTTATTTTTAGTATCTTTGGTAATATAACAATCATTAAACAATTTGTTATAATATAAACAAAAGTTATAATGCCACGTAAGAAAAATCCTAATAGTGCTTCAAACTACTTTAACGAATCAGTTGAGGAAGCAATTCAATTATATAATAAAGCAGAAACTCAAACTGAAAGAGATAAACTATTTCGTATAATTTATCCAGCTATCTATAAAATTGCTGAAGTAATGTATAATAAAATTAAACCAACCTATATGGATGGTGAGATGTTAGATATTATGATGGATTGTACTTCATATCTTTCGGAAAGAATGTGTAGGATTAAAGAAGGTAAAGGAAAAGCATTCTCTTACTTTACAGTATGTGCTCGTAATTACTATATCTTTCACAATATGAGAGGATATACAGGTACAAAGAAAACACTTAAGTTAGATTACCTAAATGAAAATTGGGATATAGCTGATGATAGTTCTAAACGATTAGAGGAAATGGAAATTTCTGCTAAACTATTACATGCATTCGTAGATTATATGGCTGAGAATAAGGATAGGTTTGTTAATACTAAGAAAGGAAATATTGTAGTAGCTGCAGTTGTTGATTTTCTACGAGATGTAGATTCTATTGAGGATTTCAATCGTAGAAATATAATGAATGATTTAACTGAAATAAATGGATACAAAATTGATAGACATTATATTACAAAGGTATTCAATAGATTACAAATGCACTTTAGCGTATTTAGTAAGGAATGGTTAAAAACAGGCAAACCAATTCCATTTTGGGATAAAGCTGAATTAACCGAAGAAGAAGTAAAATTTTGTGTAGAAAATTACACACCAAATAAAGGTGGACTTAGTATCGTTGGATTATCTAAAAAGTTTAATGTAGAAGAATATACAATAAGAAAAGAATTATATAAAGCAGGTCTTGCTGCTTCCTATTAAACTATATCGTACTTAACACCATCCTGCTCAAATGCAGTAATAAGGTCATAAACAAAAGTTCTATAAGCTCCTTTGTTCATATCATAGAATATCATATATCCAAAAGCATTATAGTTGTATGGTACGCCAGGCGAACGAGATGGACCAGCGAATGAGAATAGTTCTCTACCTGCGTATGAATCACCTTCAATAGTTGTTCCCCAAAGTTTAAATGGTCTATTCCAATTTAATGTTTTAGCTCTAAGAGCTCTGCGTGACATTACTCTTTTCTCAGCGAATTTTAAATACTTCTTATATACTGAACTTATATTCATTATTGTGCTTTTGGATGTCCTTTAGGTAATAAATCGTAATCAGTTGTGTACTTTGCATTTTCGGGTCTACCATTCTTTAGTAAATATAAATAAGCGTTTACTCTAGCGTATGCCCATTGTTCTGCTGATTTAACTACTGGAGAACGTGATGTATTGTATGCACCTAACCCTCTTTGGAATACTGATTTAAGTTGTCCTAATGTAGCATTACCATTCTTAGTATTAGATTCTTTTTTATTAAAATCATCAACCTTACCTTGTAATGTTTTCTCTTGCTCAGCAGTTACTTTAGCAGATTTGCCTGATGCATCTCCTTTAGCAGTACCTTCACCTTTAGGGTTAGGATTCTTTGTATCTGATTTAGGTGCTTTAGGTGATTCTTTAATTCCACCTCTAGGTCCTACTTCAGCCATTGTAATAGGTCCACCTACTACCCATGCATCACAAGTTCTACTTGCTGCACATTTAAAATCATAAGCCTCACAATACCCAATCTCACCAGCTTCAATAGCTTCGTATGGGTCTACTTCTTCACCTAATCCTTCTGCGATACACTTAAGTATTTCTGGAGTTCGGTAAAAGAATACACAGTTACCACAAAGGGCTTTTTTTGCTTCTTCAACATTTGCTCCGAATTGGTCTGCTTTTGCTTTCCAATAATCTTCGTTTGCTTCGTTTGGGTTAAGTGGCCCGTAATTTGCTTCATCTATACACTTTTGTCTATTCTCTATGTTTAGTGCTATATTTTGTGTTGATTCAGGACAACCTTCTACTGCTAATAAAGCAGGTGCTACACTCCCACTAGCTGCTTGGCCAGGGTAAGTTGAATTTACCGATGGTTGTTCACCTTCCTCTAATATACCTAATTCTTTTAATTTATTTCTACTATATGCGAGCCCTGCTTTACCACCCCATAATAGGAATGATATAGTACCACAAGCATTCATATCCGTTTCATCGTAATATGTTTCTGCTCTACTAAGGTATGAGTACATTCTCTTTAATGTCTCAACTGATATCGCTTCTCCATTTGCTAATTGTTGTGCTCTCACTTTACCTACCTGAGTTGCACATTTGTTATTATTCTTTTCGTTTAATTCAATACCTCTTTTGGCATTATTACGAATACCTTCACCATAGTCAGAATAAGATTCAAACATTGCTTCAATCTTACTTAGTACCATTGCCGCTTCCTGTTCGCTTAAATCGCTTATCTCTTTACTTAGGTATAATTCCTCCACTAATGCTGCTGAAACCAAATTATGCCCAAATAAACCCTCTATGCTAAATCCTTTAACTTCACCAGTCTTTACATAATCATTCCAAATCTCATCATTATCAATCTTAAACGTTCCCATCCAAGTACCAACCGGAACATTAAGATTATACAAAGCTGATTTATCTTTGGTAATACTTTCTTTAATCCAACTTTCAACAAGCGTAACTCCATTAAGTTTCTTATCATGCTCTAATGTTGATTTATCTGTGTACTTCTTTTTTAAGTACATTTCCGATAACTTCTTAATTGTTTCAGGTTTAAAGAATACATGATAAGGTTTTCCTTCTCCATCTACTCTTAATATTTGCTTATCAGGAATTAAAATAGGTCCCATTACTAAACGTTTCTCATCACTTAATGCTGCAAATTGTACCTTTTCTTTATCAAAAAATACAAAGTTAGATTCAATAGCTGGTTCTTCTACTAATGAAATAGCAAAAACCTCATCTATATTCTCATCTTCTATTACTAATTCGTATATCATATTACTATTTTAACAATTAATTATCCGTTTGTACCACCACTAAATGTAGCTGCTCTAGTTGTTCTTCTATCTAAAGCCTGTTGAGAAGTTACATCACCACTAACCACATATGCTTTAATTGGTTTTTCAGATGATTTAGCTATCGTTCCAGCTATCTGAGCGCCAGGTGATGCTTGACCTGTTGTACCTGTTATTTGTGGTACTGCAGTTCTTTCAATTTGTGGAACTGCTGGTGCTGAACCTGCGCCTGATTTACCAGGTATTGCTCCACCACTACTTGCTGCTCCACCACCACTTCCAGCTGAATTGATTTGTTGAATTGCTTTAACACCAGCTGCAATAGATGATGCGATACTCAATGCTGCACTAATAGAGTTGATAGCCACCCAAGGTGCTCCAAATGTTAATGGAGATGCTGCTACTGCTTTAGCATTAGCAATACCTGTATTAACTAATATCTTACCAATTGCTGCAGCTTGTTCTACAACTACTCCAGCGATTGCTACCTTCTTATTCTCTCCAGCCAATGTTTTTAATAATCCACCAAATTGTGCAGCTAAATCTAATTGAGCATTTTGTAAAGCAACTCTAGCTTCCATTTCAGCCATATCAATTGCTGCTCTTTCATCTGCACCTTGTTGTCTAATAGCAGTTCTTTGATTCTCAGTTAAACCTTCTTGTGAAAGTAATTCAGCTTCCTTCAATCCAATCAACTCTTTCTTTCTATCAAAGGTTGTTCCTATTCTCTCTAACTCTGTATCAATACCTAATATAGCATCTTCAGTAGCTAATTGCTCAATTGCTTTTCTTTCAGCAATTGCATCTAATTGTATCTTAGTTTTCTGAGCTTCTGTAAGTTCAATATTAGAAAGTGCTAACTTCTCTTTTTCATTAATAACTCCAATTAATTCATCATATCTTAGAGTTTGCT